TGAGAAAGCACAAGAATTGGACACGGCCCGCTTTGATGCCCTCCAGAAACAACGCGCACAGATTGCCGAGATGGAGGCTGAGCTGGAGCGGATGAGCGGATATGAATCGGGGAAGACAATCGCCCACCAGCGCGTGAAATCCACCGAAGAGCGTCAGACTCTATCCAATGGAGGCGCGACGCCTCAGCAGTTAGCCGAGTTTGATGCGCTTGAAAAACTCAAAGAAGAGAAGATCAAAATTGAGGCGCTCGACCGTGAAGGTGAACGCATTGGGCGCGAAGCCGCATTGTCTGAGGCTCAAGTTGAGCAGCAGATGCTCGGTCATTCCATTAGTCACAGCGAAGCCGATCAAAAGCTGACGGCGATCCGTGTGGATGAGATTACCCAACTTCAACAGCTTTCTGCCGCCTATGCGCAATACGGTGAGGCTGGACGTGATGCTGAGTCCAAAGTGCAGCGCGAGATTACCGAGACCATGCAGTCGATGGAAAAGGAATCTGACAATCGCCTCAAGCAGATCGGTGACGGGTATGCCCATGCGCTATTTGATCCACTTTTTGACATGAGCGAGAAGTGGAGCAAAAAAGGAAAATCCATCTCTGACGGTATGCTGCGCATGAGCAGCCAGCTTGCCGAGAAACAGCTTTTCGGCTCTCTATTCGGAGACGATGAGGACAGTGGAAGCGGAAGGAAAATAGCGGCAGGACGTAAGGGAATAGGCGGAACCGATGGCTTGGTCGGCGATGGTCTTTCTAAGCTCTCGGGCCTCTTCCATAAAAAAACGAGCAACGTCTCGAACGGCACTGGGGCCTCCGGCGCAGGGGCGACACCTAACCCAGCGGCGAGTTCCTTGCAAATTGGAAAAGGCACAGGAAGTGGAAGCGGGGGCGTACAGGTAATCATCAACAACACCGGGACACCTGCGGATGTTGCCGGTACGCAAGTGTCAGGCGGTAGTGGCGCGGACCTTGAGCAGATGGTAATCCAAGTCATGCTCAAGCAGGCTGATATAAATGGCGCGGCCTACCAAGCCTTCACAAGCCAGAGGGTGTGATCCTGCAAATGGCCCTGAAAGATCAACAGACAAATGGCTAGGTATCTCGGGGAATCATGGGTCTATTCAATAGCTAATGTGCTGGATGGGCACAGACTGAAGATAAACCTTACTTTCCGCCATATAAATGATTCAACAGGGAGGCGCTTTACCGATCAAAGCTCAACTCTTTGCCTTTAAGGTGCCTTCCAAAAGCTTTATTGGTATATGGGTCCAGATAAGTGACTGAGATGGAATTATCATCGCCGGCGTCCGCGTAGTAGCACCGTACTACGAAATCGGCCATTTGTCGGTCGCTATATGTTTCCAATAGAAATGTAGGATTCACAGCAACCGTAACAGCATCTCCTCGTTGTTCAGCTGCTCTAAAATCATCACCTAAGTGTCTCTCTATTTCCGCTCTGCAATCCTGAAGCACCCCTTTCCGGTGCTCAGTTAGGTTCTGTGGTTCAGGCCGAGTGGCTCCAACATAAGCTACTTCAGATGCCGCAGATACGCGTGCATGGATGAGCACGGCAACCAAGATAAGAGATGTTACGGTCACTGTGCCAATAACTGCCACTAGCGTTTTTCTGTTGATTTTCATAAAGCCTCTGACGCTTTCAATTTTAGAATCCTGTCTTTGCGGAAGGTTTTGAATATCCCATCCTCATATGCGTCCACTTATTCATGGTCGCTGCTGGGGTGTTTAAGGAACGCCACGCAGCCCCTCCTAAAAATGAACTTTCAGTCTACCTCGTGAGCGCCAAAAGTCAACCCTGAATTCGCAACCCACGCACCATAATGGAGCGCCAGGTCTCCGCCCACAACTCAGGAAACGCCCTTTGCACGGCCTTTGTAACCGTCCCTTCCATGTCCAAAACGGGTTTGATCTTCGCTTCGTTGATGAGGAAGTAGAACGGCTCCGGATCTCTTCCGTCCGGGCTACGGCCCATGATAGACTTGTGTCCATCCTGCATGTCTTGCAGGAAAAACACGTACCCCGCCACGATTTTCTGGTTGCGCAAGGCGAGTTGCCTGTCCTTCCACCCCTTCCGCCTTACCATCGCCGTGTACCGCCCGCCTACCGCACCCAGCAGGTTCTTGGGGCGCAATTCAGACTTAATCGGACCATTGCCAAATTTATTGCGGAAATATTGTGTAGGCACTGCGATGAACGAATGGCCACCGTAGGGAACTTTTTCCGCGCCTTCATCTTGGGCCAACAGATAATCCGGTGCGCCCGTGGCCCTGTTGGCCGTGTCCGTGTGAACGTCCGCCTCGATCACTGCGCCATTCTTCTCCGCCGGCTTGATGCGGATGCCTTGCCGCGTAAAATTATTGCGAAGTTCAAATTTTGCTTTCAACTTTAAGCTGTCCTGCACTTCTAGTTGTGCGGCTTTGGCGCATCCCGTCAACGTCTTGGCCAGCGCGAACGGAATCTGCCTCTTTTGCAGGTCCGCAAGCCCCGCTATTGCCTCGGTCATATCTACTGTGACTTTCATCTGCATAGTCTCATTTTGCGGCCTTTCCTGTAATTGCTGCACAGTGAGCGTATGGCCACCGTTCCGCTCATCTTCCCATCACTCTCACGCCAGCCAGCGATGGACACCTCGAAGACTACCGAGGATGACACAATCAAAGATCAGGCGGAGAGCGGATACGTCTCCACGCGCCCTCGCTTCACCCGCGCCCGGCGCACATGGAAGATCAACGTCCGCAACCTGGTGGCCGAAGACATCCGCGCGCTGGATGAGTTTTTCATGTCATCCAGCTATGCCGCGCGCGGCGGCAATAGCTTTCTCTATCCCAACCTGCTCCCCAATTGGTCCTTTGAGTTTCCGGCTTTGAATGCGTCCGATCTTGTCTTGGGGTGGAATGCCGCCACCACGACTTCTCAAGAGTCAATCAACATCTCGGCCGTATCTCAACCAGATGGCACCCAAGCCGTCAGTTTTAGCACCGTAGCGGGACAATCCATCCCGGCGAATACAACCGTACCAGCGCAGCTTAATTGCGATCTAGCGGTGCCCTGTAAGACCGGTGAGGTGTATGTCTTTACAGCGTCCGTTAACGCTATTCAAGGCGCATTAGCCGCCGGTGTCCTCAGTGCGAATGTGTCTGTCGCTTTTTTTGATGGCTACGGTAACACGCTCTCGACCTTGGTAGGCCCAGTGGCCCATATTGGAGGTGGGTGGCAGACCTACGGTTACCAGTTCACCGTGCCTGCCAATGCCGTTAACTTCCAGGTGAGCCTTTCCACCACGCTCACCAACTCTACCGCATCAGACATCACCCTTGACGGCTCCGCCTCAGTCTCATGGGACGCGGTGGGTTGCGCCCTGCTCACGCCGCTCACGCCCTACGGTCGCCTGGTGGGGTCGCAGCCGCTGGGCTGCCTGGTGCGCTTTTCTTCGCTGCCGGAGTTTGCGGACATCGGCTGGGGCAACGGCGTGAAAGTCTACGGCTGCAAGATGGAACTCCAAGAGGTTTAATGTCCACTGCCGTCTCTCCCATGGCCGTACTCTCTCTGGCTGCCCAGCGCGATAAGTTCGTGTTGGCCTCTGGAGATGCTTGGCTTCTGCTGCTCGACATCATTTGGAACGGGCAGCACATGCGCTTTGCGCGCAACGTTGATCCAATCCAGTTCGACGCCGGAGACGGCAACGGTACCCAGACCTATCAGCCCTTCAACTTTGAATTCTCCGCTGAGCATCCTGGGCAAGGCCAACTCCCGTCCATGACGTTGAAGGCGTCCAACACGATGCGCATTCTGCAAGGCGTCATCGAGCAGTACGGCGGCATTGCCGGGGCCGTTGCCAACGTCTACGTCTACAACACCGCGCACCCCGCTGGTGAGCCTGATTTGGCCGTTTCCACCACGGTGATGAAGTCCGTTTGCACGGCGGAGCTAGTCACGTTTTCTCTCTCCGCGCCCTCGCCGTTGCGCCAACTCTTTCCCAAGTTCCTTTACCGAGCCAATTTTTGCATGTACGTTTCGCACTACAAGAGCGTCTGGTGTGGATACACCGGCACGCTCTCTAACTGTGACGGCACGTACAACGGCGCGAACGGTTGCAAGGTGCATAACAACGCCGGACGCTTTGGAGCCTTCCCCGGCATCGGAACCAACGGCACAGTGCTGGCGGCGCAAAACTAATGCCGACTATTCCGTACTCCCTATGGGCAGACTTGCTGCCTAAGCCATGGCGTAAAGATGCGCGCGGGCCGGATGCTTACGATTGCGTCGGCTTCTTCCTTGAAATAGAGCGCCGTCTCGGCTTTCCCGTCCCGGCGTATGCCAGTGAAGTAGATGCCGTTGCGCTTGCGGTTGCCGATTGGGAGTCAGTCACCGATCCTCAACCAGGAGATGCAATCCTGATTCGCTCGCTCAATCCGCGCTGGCATGTCGGCGTGGTCTGCGGAGATGGTTGGATGTTGCACGCGCGTGAGGGCGCGGGGGTGGCAAAGGAGCGGTATAACTCGTTTCCATGGCAAGCTCGAATTGAGGGCTTCTATCGATGGAAACAAGTCTTATCCCCGCTCTAAATCCTCCGATTGTCTCTATCGTCGAGGCCGCGCCCGCACCGTATGTATTGCCTGAGATACCAGATACGCTAAGCCTTCGCCCCGTCCGCATCATTGAAAACCTGAATCCCTTTCACGTGGAAGAGCGCCGCGTGATCGAGATAGCCCCGCTTGACAATGAGAGCGCCGCCTCACTTGTAACCCGCGCCGAAATCCATCTGGATGACTACAAGTGCAGCCGCAACGGCTCACTGATTCCAGACGCGGAGTTGTGGTCAACGGCGGTGCAACCCGGAGACGAGATAGTCCTTTTTCCGCGCGCGGCAGGTGGCAAGATTTGGCAGATGGTCTCCATGGTGGCGCTGGTGGCGCTTGTTGCGTGCTTTACCGGCGTCGGCGTCGGCTTTGCTGGATGGGCGGCGCAGATGGGTCTTTCGGCTACCGCCGCAGGTTGGATCGGGGCCGCCGCCATGATGGCTGGCAGTATGCTGATCTCCTGGGCGTTCCAACCGGGCCAGCCCAGCTCTCCCTCGTGGTCCTCAACCTACGATCCAACCGGCCCCAAGGGCCTTGCGCAAGCCGGCACGCCCGTTCCCAAAGGGTGCGGAACCATGGGATGGTGTGGCAACGTCATTTCGTCTTACGTCAACTTCGACGGCAAGGACGCTTACATCAACTGTCTTGTCTGCTACGGATGGGGCCAGGCGAAAAGCATTTCCAACGTTCTCATCAATCAACAGCCCATCTCTGTCTTTAGCAACTGCTCGTATCAGGTGCGCCTGGGAACCAACAGTCAAGCGCCTATCGACGGCTTTGACCGCACAACCAATGGTTACCCGCAAGAGATAGAAATGCTTATCGCGAACGGCTCTATCGTGGTGCAGGGCACGGGTACCAACGTGCAAGGTCTCGACATCACAGTCAAGTTCCCTTCGGGCCTCTACCGCATCACCGGCGACGGAAACGATGTGCCGCTCAAGGTGATTTACAAAATTGAGGTTTCGCCGCACAACGCGAACACGTGGACATCTCCGCTCTTCCCCAACAACACAAAAACCGTTGCCACCACGCACAGCGACGGTTCGCTGACTTGGCCCGCGTGGGTTGTGGTGCCCACCGATCGCTTTGCCGGATCCGGCATCGTCTACGCCAGCGACAACGGCACGCACACGCCCGGCGACCTGTGGAGCAACACGGAAACAGTGAGCACCATCAACGTTGACGGCAAAAGTTCAAACACCTCCGCCACATTTAAGGGTGAGTGGGAACCGTGCGACCCCAACCTAAACCAAGCTCTGGTCACTGATTGGTGGCAGGGTTACCGCGTGGTTGAGAATTGCACGTTCTCCGCATTCTTTGACACCGTGAGCGTCTACGGCCTCACCGCCGGTCAATGGGACGTGCGCGTAACTAAGGTTGCGTGGGAGTGGGATAACGACCACTACATCTTCTACAGCGATGCAACCAGCTCGCAAACCGTCTGCGATTGCTGGCTGTGGAATATCAATGAAATTTTCTGGTCGAATCTCTCGTACCCGAACATGATCCTCGTGGGCGTCAAGGCTCTGGCCACGTCTCAACTCAACGGTGGCAGCATTCAACTGATGGCCACCATCATCCACGACATCGGCGCGGATACGGTTATCCCCGCGCAGCTCTCCACCTACGAGCATGACAACCCGGCCATCGTGGCCTATGACATGCTCGTCAATCCGCTTTACGGCATGGGCATTGCCGCCAACCTGATCGATGTTCCTGCCTTCGCCGTATGGGCCGCGTTCAACGATGAACTGGTCACCAATCAAGACGGCTCCCAGGTGCGCCGCCATATCTTTGCGGGCACCTTCGATCAATCCGGGGATGCGTGGCACGCGCTCGGAGTTATCGGCGGCATGAGCCGCGCTTCCATCCTTCAGCTTGGAATGCGTTACACCGTGATCCTCGATGCGCCCGGCGACCCGGTACAGCTCTTCACCGTGGGCAACACAAAGAAAGACAGCTTCACCGAAGCGTGGGTTGCTCTCGATGATCGCTGCACGCTGATTGAGGCGGACTTCGCCGACGCCGCCCGCCGCTACCGCATGGACTTGCCCGTTTCCGTTATGACTGAGGCGGACATCAACAGCGGCCTGCAACCTAAGACTACGCGCACTAAAATCACCGGATGCACGAGCCGCGACCAAGCCTGGCGCTGGGCTTACTTCCATCTGATGAGCACAAAGCTCACGCTTCGCACCGTGCAATTCAGCGCGCCCGTTGAGGCTGTCTGTTGCTCGCTGGGATCGGTGATCGCTCTCCAGTCCGATGTTGTCCAATGGGCCGTGGGCGGTCGCGTGCAAGCCGGTTCCACCCTCAACACTCTGAATGTCGAGCGCACCGACCTCACCTTTGCCACGGCCTCCGGGTGGACGGTGAGCGTACAGCATCCTGTGGTGCAACGCGGAACCGCGTTGGTGCAGTCTCTCTCCGGCCTCAACGTCACCATGACGGCCGCGCTCCCCGCCGGGCGCATTGTCAAAGCGGTGGACGCACCGGGAAACGAGTACATCGTTACCGCCTACTCCGGCTCAACCATCACGCTCTCAGACAGCACGGGGAGCCTTGCCGCTGGCAACGTGCTCACGCTCTACGACGCCAACGTAATTGACAACATGAGTGTCGTCGGGGTTGCGGTTACTCCGGAATCTGGCTCGGTGATTTCCGTATCGGGGCAGTTCTCCGCCGTGCCCTCGAAAGACAGCGCCTGGGCCTATGGACAGAGCGCCGGCGCTCACCCGGCCAAGCTCTTCCGCGTGGTGAACATCAAGAAATCCGGCGACTTTGCTTTTGACATCGGGGCCATGGAGTACAACGCCGAAATCTATACGGACGCGGTGCCCAACTACGGCGAGATTGTCGGCGTTCCGGATTCCGCGCCCTCCATTCTCAACTTGACACTCACAGAACAATTCCAGAACGGAATATTGACCGACTCACCCAATAGTGCGATTGTGGGCGTTGGGTGGCAAAACAATAATACGGCTGTGGGTGCCAAGGTGCAGGTACAGGCGACCAACGGGGCCTGGAACACGCTCGGCAACATTCAGGGCCAGGGATGCACGTTCACGGGTACTATCGGAACCACCTACACCGTGAGCGTCACAGGATTCGACTGGCAAGGGAACACGCTGGGTAGCCCTGTGACCGCATCGATCACCGTGGAGGCATCAACCAACGCGCCGGCCAATGTGACGGGCTTTACTGGATACTCCAACGGCTCTGGAATCGTCTTAAGTTGGACCGGCGTGGCACCATCCCCGGACCATTATGAAATCCGCTACGCTGCGGACTCTGGAGCGGCTAGCTGGAAGACAGCCGCTGTGCTGTGGGATGGGAGCGGAACCACTTGGACAGATAGCATTGTCCGCAGTGGCCTGTACATGATCGTAGCCGTGTCATCGCTCGCCACGGGCAATGTTAGCAGCGTAACTGCGGCCACCACACAACCGGCCTCGCAATACTCGTCTGGTAGCTTGCTCACGTCGCCAAGCTCTCCCACTGTGACCGTTGGAGCCACAACGCTCAATGTGCAACTTGCGGCTCAAACATTGCTATCAACCAACGGCGCGTCGGTAAGCCTCGCCGCGCAGAGCCTGTCCTACACTGGCCTCACTGACTCCACGCTCTACTACCTGTACCTCTATCTTACGGCTGCCGGCGTCTTGCAGGCGGCTATCGCGCCCCCTGCGATTCCCGATACCATCCCGAACGCAGGCAACGCGGCTCTTGTGGCGGCTGCTGGTACATATTTTTGGGTGATCGCAGCCACTACGAACAGTAGCGCAGGATCGGGAGGGGGATACAGCGGAGGCGGAGGAAGCGGAAAAGGTAACCACATCGCGCAAAACCTCGATTAGCGCAAAGTGCGCAATCTGAGCGAAAACAGAGATATGAGACTGCGTGCTTTGTTCGTTATCTTATTGGCTGTTGTGATTGCGCCGGCCTTTGGCCAGGTGGCGACGGTGACTTTTACCGCTTCCAAACTGGCCAACCTCGCCGGCAAACCTGTTACCGGGCAACTGTGCATCACTCCAACGAATAGCGCCGGTGCGCCTGTGGGCTTCCAGTTCGGCGGCGGAGGCCAGGGCACACAATCGCAAACCTGCTTTGCGGTGACGGCCGGTGCATTCTCCGCGCCTGTCGTCGATACGGCACTATCGAACCCTGCCAATGTGTGTCTTGCAGCACAGCTCCTCAACCCAAGCGCACCACCCAACCAGCGCTTGGTGCGCTCGTGGTCATGTCTGCAACCAGCTAGCACGGGGCAGTATTGGTGCTCTACTGCGAGCGGTGTAACAACCTGCAACCTCGACAACTACATCCCCACTGACGCTGCTAACGCTTTGGTAGTTGCTGGCCCCACCGGCGCAACCGGCCCGCAGGGCGCAAGCGCAATCACCGGCATGAGCGGCGATGGGCTGGGCAATGCAACCCTCACCGGCAAGTTCACAGCAAGTAACGTCGTGGCTGGTACTCCGATAGCAAACACAAGCGGCGGTACAGGCTGCTCTGGTGTCAACTGTTATTTCAATATGCCGCGCTGGCGCTCGAAAGTCGCCAACGTGATAA